ACGATATTCATCTTCCATTCTTGTCAACTCTCTAATTTCAGAATAATTTAAAATTTTTAGTTTAACAGGAGTGTTTGTCTTTGGTAAAACAGTTTCGTATAATCCCTCACTATTTGGTTCAATTTTTGTTTCTTTAAAATTTAAACTTTCCAAATTAATAGTTGCCTCAAATTCTTTACCTGTTTCAGGGTCAGTCAATAAAACATCATAGTTAGGTCCAAAAGCCGTGTTTCTTAAAAATATCAAAACTGCTTCAACATCTCCATTTATTAATTCATCAATTTTTAAATCAGGTTCATAAATTTTTGACCTCAATAAATTATAAATTAAATTAGTCGCCCCAATACTACTAACACTAGCTAATAAATTTTCATCAGTAGCAGTTAGATACCCAACTTTAATTGACTTCTTTTTATTTTTATAGAAAATACCCTTACTTGGTAGTGAAAGTACGTCGTGTGGTAAATTAAAGTTCTCTTGAGCGTATTGATTTTCATTCATAATTAAACAGTTTTTTGTATATAACTATAATCAGTCATATTTTTTTGTAAACAAAAAAACCCACATATAGTGGGTCTTTTAATTTTTTTATTTTGGTATTAGTATAATAATACACAATAGTCAGGACGAAGAGTTGCTGTAATTTGAGCTAAACCATCTTCACCATATCCTAATGAACTAAAGTCAACATCAGTTAAGAACGTATCAACCAATTGCCATTTTTCAATAACAACACCTGTTGGGTCTAACATGTCAAGTTCAATTGTCTTTTTATATCCCGCAGCATATCCCATACGTCCTGTAACAGATTCTGCGTGAAGACGAACCCATTCCATTAACGCTTGAGCGGCTGAAGGACCAATAGGGTCACGGAAAGTAACGTTAATTGTACCCCATGTATATTTACCAGCTACGTATCTTTCAGTATTTAAAAAAGGTATTGCAGTTGAACCAATTGTGATTTTTGGTCTACTAGTACTTTCAACAAACCATTCATTGATACCTAGTTCTGAAGGGAATCTTAAAATGAACCTGTTTTTTCTTTTGGGCTCATAAGGTATCGGCATTTTCATTAGTAAATCAGCCATATTTTTTTAATTTTTTTTCTTTTAGTTTATTATAAATAGTGTCGTTTTTAAATTTTTCTATTTACTTTGGTTTTTTTTATTTCATAATTGCATTAAGACCAGTTTATTAATAATCTTTCTTAACACCTCCATGTGTTGAAATTGTTTTAATAATATTTTCTGGGTCTTTTCCTAATTCACTTTTAACTTTTTCTAAATTTCTTAAATCATCATCAGAAAATCCAATAGTAGGTATAAATCTATTTGATATATCATTTTTAAACATTCCTGGTTTTTGTAATCTTCCGGATAAATATTTAACGTACTGTTGAAATTCTTTTAAAGCGTCAACTTTTCCTTTTTCGGGGCTTTGTGCCGAGCCAGCTCCAAAAGTCACAGGGTAATATTTGTTCATATCCATATAAGCGTCGATTAACTCCTCATTGGACATATCTTCTTCTCCTGCAAAATTTCTAAATTTTCTTAGATTTTTAACCAACTCTTTTTTTGAAATTCCTTTAAAATTGGTATTAATCATATTTTCAATTGCCCTCCTTAATACTAATGGTGAATGACCTCTTGCAGTTACGATTGAAAATATTGAACCTCCATTAATCGCTTCTACAAAATCGTCCCATGCTGGACCTGGTTCTGCCAACATAGAATCAATAATAAATCTTTTATCACCCTTTGTTGAAAAATATCTAAATGGGTCTTCAGCAAATCCAACTATTTTTTTACCTTTATATTCGAACGGTTCTTGTCCAACCATTACTCTATATTCCGCAAAATCTTCAGTGGACATACCAACTTCATTACCTTCTTCATCTTTTAAAATAATTTTAGTTGGCATCATCATGATATTATCATCCCAATCAAATGCGTAATATTTCAATTCAGGGGTAATTTCTTCTTTAAAATTTTCTACAAGATAAACTTTCATATTCTATAAATATTAGGTAAATAAAAAACCCCCACTATTGTGAGGGTTTTTAAGGTTATTATCTTTAATTAGATATCTTCAAATGATGCTCCTGTTGGAGTAATTAAGAATTCAATGTCGATAAATTCTAACGCCTTTGTTGGTTTGATGTAAATCTTACCTACTAATTGATTTGCGTCTAAATCTTCAGGGCTATTTGAAACTGTAACTCTAAAGTCATATAAACCACGGTCTCTACGAATAGAATCTAAGATTGGGTTAACTTGACTCAAGAACTGTTGTCTCACCAAGTTGTCGTTTTGTTCAAATAACAATCTGATTGCCACCGCAGATATTAATTTACGAGCTTGTAACAATAATCTTCTTACGTTGATTCTGTCAAGAGCCGACTCTCTAATTTGTAAAGTTTTGTTACCCCAAATTACTGTTCCCACATCGTTAAATGTTGCAATTGGGTTAATTCTTCCTTTGTAAAGAGTATCTCTATCTTCTTGAGTTAATCTCTTACGAGCTCTAATTGCGTTTACTAAACCTCTTGTATAACCTGCAGTTGCGAACCATGGGAACGCGATGTTGTCTGTTAATGCTAAGTTTCTACAAACTTCACCAGTTGCTGGTAAATAAATTTGTGTATTATTAACAGTATCACGAGTAAGAACCCAAGGATAATAAGTTGCAGTATAGTTAGAGTCAATTCCTGATTCCTCAACAATGTCAACCACTTCTTGTGGGTAATATAAATTATCTAAAGAAGTTGAAGGTTGTAATAAGTTAAAGTCGGCAAGTGTTGTAATATAAATTGAGTCCGCTCTTTCAGTTTCAATCATATTAATTGACGCTTCAACCAAATTACTATTGTTTGAAATATCGATACCAGGTGTTACAAAAACGTTGATGTTTGTTACTTCAGGATTAGAGAAAGTTCTAATACCCATTAAGTAAGCGTAATAATCAGAGTTTCCGTATTCAACTGTACCGTCTTCAAATGTTATTTTCTTAAATGAACCATAACCCGTTGATGTTGGGTATGGGTCAACTCCCGCACAGAATCCCGCTTTAAAACCAGCTTGTCCTAATGCGTAAGTGTCACCATTTGTACGTCTTTCTTCGTATGCATCCCATCCATCAAAACCACCCTGTACTAACAATGTGAACTTTCTTGCAAATAATCTGTAGTAAGGATTTTGAGGGTCTGTTGGTTCAGTTGAGAACGATGCATCTCCACAATCAAAAGCTTGGTTACCTGTAGATGCGGTATAGATAGTTGAACTAATTGTAATTGCCGTAGCTCCACTATCCATGTGGAAACCTTTAGTTAATCTTGGCCAATTATCATAAGAACCTTCTTCACATAAATCCCCTACAGGTCTAACTTTACCTTTATATTCAAAGAAGTCATTATCTACACCTACTGTTGTAGAAATACCTAAATAAGTTCTTCTAACATTGTCACCAGCCGCAGGTAATGCGTCATCTCCACCCGCTAATGCTCCAAATGGTGGGTTATAAACAACTTCACCGGGTGTAACATATTTTGTTTTAATAACTGGGAATGATGAATTATTACTTAATGTTCCATAAACTCTCGTAACAAATCCTTCAAAACCACAAGGAATTGCCTCTGTTGGTGCGTCATAGTTAACTTCAACCATAATCAATTTAGATTTGATTTCAAATTCACCATCATTAGTACCAATTTTCTTAGCAATGTAGTTATTTTGATTTGGGTCCATAGAACAGTTTGAAAACTTCTCAAGTACCACTGGATTCTCATCAGTATCATAAAAATCTCTAACAATTACATCAAACGTTAGATTATTAAATGACATGTTAGCCATTGAGATTTTAACCTGTCTGTTCGCCGCGTTACCGTCAGAGATGGTATAGAATTTAAATAATCTATAAACAACATTACCACGTAATTCAGAAACAACCCATGGGGACTCAGGTGTTTTATATCTTTCTAAATAAAAACCTGTAGTACCAAATCCTGTATTTAATGCACTTGATGCTTCACCTAATGCAACTAAAGTACTATTTAAACCTCTAATATAACCTTTATTATATCCGTAAGATAACATTGTATCATATCTTTCTTCTAAAAACAAAGGAACTTCAGTTCTTTCTTTTGCAAAATTCTCAGTTCCAAAAACACTTGCCAAATAATTTGATTGTGAATTTAAGAATGACGTTTCAAATTCAAAAGTACTATTTGTTTTAGTCACACCTGAAATTTTGAAAGTCGCATATGGGTTTTTAGTCACCGCAGAATATGATGTATTAGCGCCTAACATAGTAACATTACTTGTACCTGTAACTTGATACTGAGGTCCATGTTGAGTTGTACTATATTGAGTAATACCTCTTGAACGTAAAGTTGCGACTATTAAGTTTGAATAATCGGTAAACGCCGTACCTGTTACTGTGAAATAAGTACCTGAAACAGTTCCTGTAAATGAACCTGAAGTTGCTCCAGTGCCAAAAGAAGTTACTGTACTATAGAATGAGTACCCGTCATATGATGATTGTTGAATACTTCCATTATATGTGGGCTCAAATGCCGCATAAAACCAAGCGTCATTATTTCTAGAATCCAAACTTGTACCTCCAACATTTTCGACTCCAAAAACATTAGTTTTATTAGAATATGATGATAATGAACTATAGTTTGTGCTAGGTATTGAACCGAAGTAACTTATTGAAGTTGAGGATAATGAATTGGTGTTAAATATATCTGTAAGAAAATTATCTAATTGGGTTCTGTAAGTTGAAGTTCCCTTATTAAATGTTGTATAATTAACATCAAAATCACTATACATTGGGGACCCTGTCCAAGAAGCCGTGTTAGTGTAGTTTACACTTCCCGATGTATTACCTGAGAATAATAACGTATAAGTTGTTGGTTGTCCAGTTCCTCCTGAAAACCCTACAGTTGATGGGTTAACGTTAGATATAGTTTTAATAGTCCATGAAGGACCTGCGTCATAACCATTTAGACCTAAAATTCTTGTTACAAACAATTGGTTAGATTGTTGTAAATATGATTTTGCAATATATGCTGCCTCATATTTTGGGATTTGTGTGTTCACAAATTTTTCGGGTGTAGTTCCACCAAAGTATAATTGGAACTCATCGTAACTACTAATGAATATAGGTTCAAAAGCAGGTCCCTTCAAAGTTTCACCAACAATACCCAAAGTAGTAACACCTACACTTTGTGAAACAAACGATAAATCGGTTTCAGATGTATAAACACCTGGAGAAACGAATACTTTGTTTGCTGTTGCCATTTATTTTGTTTTTTTTAAAAATTTATTTATTCATAAATATTACCTAAAAAACCAAAATATTATTGATTTTAAAACTATTTATCGAGAAGTATGATTTAATTCTACCTTTTTTCTACTATGAAAATTAAAAATTTAAAAATATCAGAAGAGAGTCATTTAACACTTAAAAAGTATTGCATAAAGAAAGGACTTAAAATTCATAAGTTTATTGAAAAATTAATTGAGGATAATTGTTCTGAAAAAAAAGATATCTATGGTGAAAATTAAACTAAAATAGAATTGAATTCTATGTTAGAATTTTCAGAAATGTTAGATTTAACGACCTCAATTTTTAAAGTGTCATTTGTATTTATTTGAATCTCCCCTTGTAACAAATTAGGTACACTGTTTCCGTAGTATAAATTATTAATGTATATTGAATAAGACGATATGTTATCGGTAGTATTTAATTTTAAATTTGTGGTATATTCAAATGTTTGAGTGTGTGAAGTTATACCCACAGGAAACTCAAAGGTTAAATTAACCGTATCGGGGTTTTGAGGTAACTTCTTATTTCTTTTTCTTTTTTTCTGACTTTCTGTTTCAACTAAAACTAATGCTCGACTTATTGCTGGTTTAACTTCAAATTCATTCTCATCTATTAAAAATCCTTGTAATGTAAAACCGTAAGATTGTATGTAGTATCTTCTTTTTTCTAATTCCATTACAGATTCATCTGAAATATCATCTAATATTATTGGAATGTAATGTCCTTTTATTTGTGTATAAGCTTGTCTCGAAGCAAATTTTTCTATTACAACTTGATTAAATAAATTCAATTCTCTCATACGATTACATATAATTTTAACCGTATATTTTATATCAACAGGAACTGGTTGTGGTATTGTGTAAATATCTAAACCCTTTCTCGTACCATTCCATGTCGGTACCGCAGCATAATAATATTGTTTGCGATTTGGGATGTTGTATCTTAGTGAAGGTATTGTTCCAAATTTAACCTCAGGTGTTCTAATAGTAGTTATAAATGGAGGTTTTGAATTTTTATCCAAATCATTAAAATCCCATGTTTGTGTGAACTGTGCCCAATTTTGAGAAGTTAACAAAATATTAACAACAGGTATTACTTTACCATTTATGTCCGTTTTTAAATCTTCTTTTACAAAATTTAAAAATCCACCATCTAAATCCTCATGTAGTAATGATTTTGGTAAAAATGTACCATTATCATTGATGTCGTCCAATAACTGATATCGTCTTGCAATACCACTTTTTTCAGGTGAAAGATTAATATTTTTTTTAATTTTTTTAGGTAACATTATAATCCTCTAAATTCATTCTCGTTTACAGGAGACGCATTAATTGTTCTATAAAACGGTTTATACCCTCCATAAGTATGTTTATTATCACTAACAACTCTACCATCATTATTGACCACATAATATCTTACTCGTGTTTCAGTTTCAAAATACCCAATGTAGTCACCATATTCAATATCAATGTCTAACTCTTCTAAATGTGATTGATATACAGATATTCTAATATTACCAGGTTCGATTTGATTAATCTTACTATTGCCTAAAAATTTATTTTCAGGCGCAACTATTTGAACAAATGCCTTAAATTCAACAGGGGCTAAAAACTTAATCCCATCATCTAACGCTTCCCCATAAACACTATCAGTATTTGTTTTTCCTTTGTCCACACGATATAATACGAGAGTAAAATTCATATCTCCCTCTAACCATTCTCTCCCCATATTTACATCTAGGTTATAATCTTCGGCACCAAAAAATTTACTTAATCTCGTTATTGGAATACTTCTATTTGACATATTGATAAATATCCAAATTTTGTTTATTATTTATACTGTATAATTACGATATTTTGGATTTACAAAAAACACATTTAAGTATTGAGCATCAGGCCCTTTCAGTAATTGAGAATTATGAAGGGTCAAATAACTATATCCTTAAAATAAAAAAACAATGTGAGATTAATAAAAAGCACATACCAACGAGAGCACAATGTGAGTATGTTTTAAATTTTAAAGATTATACTCCTAAAGTTGCAAAAAAATGGGTTGATGTTGATTCTTATTTTTCACAAAAATTAGTTGAGGATAATCCATTTATTAAGGAACCTGATAAAATTTATATTGAGAAATTGTTGGTTGAGAAAGATAAATCTTATCATATATGGGGTAAAATATTTAGTGGTGATACTCTTCATGATTTTTGGGTACCTAAAGCGGCAATTATAAAAGAGTATAAAGAAAACGCAGTAAATGTAGATTATTCAAAATATAGTAATCGTCCTCCGTTATCTCACCAAAAAGAAGCTATCGAAAAATTATTAAAAAATGATAAATTTATTTTAGCTGATGATATGGGTCTTGGTAAAACAACGAGTACTGTTATTGCGTCTTTAGAAAGCGGTGCTAAAAAAGTTTTGATTATTTGTCCCGCATCCCTTAAAATAAATTGGGAAAGAGAAATTAAAAACTATACTGATAAATCAATTTATATCTGTGAGGGTAAAAAGTTTGAGGATGCTGATTACATAATTGTAAATTACGACATTCTTAAAAATTTTCACGACCCGAAAGATAAAGAAAATTCTACCATACTTAATTCAAAATTTGATTTGGTTGTTATTGACGAGGCTCATTATGTGTCAAACGCCCAAGCACAAAGAACTAAAATCATAATGGATTTAACCAAAAATATTAAAAAACTTTGGTTATTAACAGGAACTCCTATGACTTCTCGTCCGATGAATTATTACAACATATTAAAACTTATTGATAGCCCTGTAAGTCAAAATTGGATGGCTTACGCTATTAGATATTGTAACGGATATCAATTTAGAGTCGGTAATAAAAAAGTTTGGAATGTAACAGGAGCGTCTAATTTAGAAGAACTTAGAGATAGAACATCTCGTCAAATATTAAGAAGATTAAAAACAGATGTGTTAGATTTACCTGAAAAAATAATGACACCTGTTTACTTGAGATTAAAATCGAGATTGTATGAAGGGTTGATGGGGGAATACTATGATTGGTATAATAATCGCCAAGATGAATCAAAATCTTTATCTGTTCAATTCACAAAACTAATGAAAGTTAGACAAGTTATTGCTGAAGAAAAAATTTCCCATACGATAGAACTTGCCGAAAATATTATTGAGCAGGGTAAAAAAGTTATCATTTTTAGTAATTTCACCGAACCTTTAAAAAAGATACATGAGCATTTTGGTAAAAAGTCAGTTTACTTGGATGGGTCAACTTCAAAACCCTCAAGACAAGATGCGGTAGATAAGTTTCAAGAAAGTGATAAGGTACAAGTTTTTTGTGGTAATATTAAAGCCGCTGGTGTTGGTTTAACATTAACTGCGGCAGAAGCTTGTATTATGAATGATTTGTCTTTTGTTCCCTCAGACCATTCACAGGCAGAAGATAGGGCGTATAGATATGGTCAAAAAAATTCAGTTTCAGTTTACTACCCAATTTTTGAAAATACAATTGAAGGGTTTATTTATGACATATTAGATAGAAAAAAGAAAGTAATTGGTACTGTTATGGGTGATTTACAAGAATCTGAGGGAGATATTGTTGAACAGATATTGAATGAAATCAATAATAGGTAAGTATTTATTATTGATGAAGTATTTAAACGTATTATCCGAATCATTATTACAACAGATTACAGGTAGTAAAACACAACCTGAAACTAAGTTTTTTATTAATGAAATGAAAACTATTGGTATTGAGAAATTACCATATGGTTACGCATCTTTAAGAAGATTTATTGACCCTGAAACAATGAAGTTTCATTATCAAAAACACTACAAAGGGTATGTAAAAAAATTGAATTCCGCGCTTAGAAAAAAAGATTACGGTGATGTTGAATTAGAAAAAATTGTAAAACAAATATCAAAATATAATACAACAATAAGAAATAATGCCGGAGGAGCGTTTAACCACGCTTTATTTTGGAAAATGTTATCCCCGACTCCACAAAAACCTTCAGGAGATATTTTAGATAAAATAAAAAAAGATTTTGGTAGTTATCGGGAATTTAGAGAAAAGTTTGAATCAATTGCTAAAAAAAGATTTGGTTCAGGATGGGTATGGTTGGTTGTTAATAAAAAAGGGAATCTAAAAGTTATGTCCACATCAAACCAAGACAATCCACTAATGAATTTGTTTGACAATGGAGGATTTCCAATTTTAGGATTAGATTTGTGGGAACATGCATATTATTTAAAATATCAAAACAAAAGAGATGAATATATATCCAATTTTTGGGATGCTATTAATTGGAAATTTGTTAATGAATTATATTTGTCAAAAACAAAAAAAGAAGAAACACTTAAAGAATCGTTTATGATTAATGAAGGAAATGAATCCCACAGACCAAGCCGAAACGAATACACCGACTATTCATTTTTATTAAGTAATAATAAACAATTACTTTGGACTTTTAGAAAATGTATTGATTCCATTTTATCCGATGTTTACGCAGACAATTATTATGGGAAGGGTGAATATGGACCCGATGAAATGGCAGGTGTTTACGATATTAATGGTGAAACAGGACGTTCAGTAATTAATAAATTGAATACAAATTATATTGCATTTACAATATTACTCAATGATATTAACAAAGCGTTAAAAAAATATAATCAACCTGAAATTCAATTAATTGGTAAAAAACCTTCAGAACAATTAACTGAAATTAACAGATTTTGTGGTTACCTTAAAAAATTTAAAAATAGAATATTCCCATCATCAAACACTTTAACAAACATAATGTCAGTTTTAAATAAAACTAACAAAAAAGGTGACGAGCTTGAATTATATGTTTCTCAAAAAATTAATAGTTCTCTTGGTGAGGGTACTTCTAAAATAATTGGTGGATTAGGTAAAGAAAATGATGCGGTTGGAGGAGTTGACGTTGTTGTAAACATAGATGGTAAAGAAAATACTGCTCAAGTAAAACCTATTTACTCAATTACACAAGCCGAAGGTCAATACCTAATTAAAATTAAAGGTATTGTTAAAGATTATGAAACTGACCTTTTAATTTTTGCATATATGGGTGGAAAAATTTTCATATTTAAAAATGAAAATGTTGACGCTTCGGGTGACCACTTTAAAATTCCAACTGAAAATTTAATTAATGAAATAAATTGATATTTATAAATAAAATATCAAGTTATGGGTGTAATCGCAGAACCAGAAAGAACTGAACTATATACTAAAGTTAGACACGTATTAGGAGCTCCATTACGTTCAATAGAATTAGAGGATGAACAAATGGATACACTGTTAGAATTTTCTATAGGTGACTATTCTCAATACGTACAAGATTGGCTTATTCAATCTCAATGGGCACAATTATATAATCTTAACATTGAGACCCAATCGGTCGCACAAGCGTTTGTTAGTAGAGATTTTGATTATTCTAATAGATACATGCAAGCTTATTCTAAGATTGTTGGTTTACAAACAAATGGAGATTCAGTGTTAAAGAAAGATTTTATTACGTTAGTTCCAGGTCAACAAATTTATGAAATTCCTGCAGGAAGAGAAGTTAATGAATTATTATGGTTTACACCATCCGCTCAAAATAATATATTGTTTGACCCTTGGAGTTTTGGGGCGTTAGGTGGTTATGGGATGGGAGGACCTGCGGGATACTCTCAAATGGGTTATACAGGTTCATACTTTATGATGCCAGGTTTTGATATGTTACTTAGAATGCAAGAAATTAATATCCAAAGAAGAATTATTGCTGGAGATTTAACATATAGAATGACAGCTCTTCCTGAAGGAAAAAAGGCAATTCATTTAATGCAAACACCTGGTGGTAAATTTGACTTTGGTAATTCTGAATTAAAGAATATGCAAGTTTGGTATTGGTATTATGAGGTTGAGGTTGGTAATGCGGACCAACAAAATGCTTGTTATAACGCCAACCCTGAAATTATTAAGTTACCATCTGACGTACCTTTAGCGCCTTTAAGATGGGAAGATTTAAATAACCCCGCAAAACAATTTGTTAGAAGATGGTTTATTGCAAGTTGTAAAGAAACATTATCTAAAGTTAGAGGAAAATATTCAGGTAATTTAAAAACTCCAGATTCAGAATTAACTATGGATTATCAATCTTTAGCGACTGAAGGTAAAGATGAAAAGGCAAAATTAGAAGAGAATTTAAAACTTAGATTAGAGGCACTTAATCCAAAAGGATTCTCAGAAACAAACGCAGCAATAACAGAAAACTTAAATAAAGAATTAAAATATAGAGCATTCCCAAGAGGAATTTACGTTGTTTAATGCCAATACAAAAATCTATACCGATGGAAAGAATAATTTCAGGTGTTGTTTTAAAAACATCTGAAATTTGTATTGTTTCAGATAATAGTTACACAACTGAAGGTGAATCGGTTATTATTACAAAACTTGTGGATAATTGTGAGGTTATTGTAAACCATGAAAACACTGACCATGTTATTATTAAAGCTTTAACTAATACAAAAATCAGACCCATTACAGGTCTGATTGATGAAGAATTTAATGAAATTAATATTGAAAAAGGGGCTTGTGTTGAGTTATACTACGGATTTGGTTCTTGGTATATTGTTTCATCTGACGGATTAAAACAATCTTAAATAATTCTATTACCCTTACTTAAATTTTCATATGCCCATAGTGGCTGTAAATTAGTGTAATGACATAATTTATTTATATCTTCCGTGCATTTTGCCGACGATAGAGGGCTTATGTGGTCAATATGCCAACTACCGTAGTTATCCCAAGACATACCATCTTTAAATTGTCTTTCTAAATGTTCTCTTAAAAATTCGACGGAACACCCCACCAAATCCAAAGCTTTGTTTGTTTTTGACCAATTTTTTTTATTATATAAATTTCTTAATCGTGACCTCATTGCTGACGATAATTTATATAATTCATCATTTTTAATTTTATTCCTTTGGTATTCTGTTCTTTTTTCCCGATTTTTAATCCTATATAATTTAAGTTTTTCTTTATTCTTATCTTTATTTTTATGATAGGATTTTAATTTTATTAACCTGTTCTTTTCGGGGTCTAACAAATACCTTTCTTTAGATTTTTTGTTAATTATTTCCCTATTGTTTTTATTGTATTTTTCTATAGTTTCTTTTCTTTTTTCACTATTTTTTTCACGATAGTTCCTACTTTCCTCTTTTCTACACTCATTACAAGATGACCTATACCCATTTTTAGTATTTTTATTTTTACCAAAATGACAAACTTCTTTCTCTAGTTTACATCTACCGC